CCGCACAATGCGGGCAGGCGAGGCGGAAGTTGAATGGGCATATTTACCCTTTAACCTCTTCTCCCCGTAGGGAGAAAACATCTGCGCATCAAAATCCCTCGCGAGCGGTTCGCCCATACACTCAAAGGCCAGAGCTTCGCCTTTGGTGGCGAATTTCTTTCTGATGCGCTTACTTTTGGCCCCGTTGGGGTAGATCTCGCAAAGCCAGCCACCGACAGGATTTTTACGGACCGCCATCAGTTTACCTCGCTGTAGACACCCACCACGCGACCCACCGTTTTTATCTCACCAATAACGCATTCAAATGGAATCTTTCCACCCGCAACGTGAAGTTTTTTCCCTGGCAGTAGCGTCAAATCGCGGATGCTGGTGGTGCCTTCAATCTCAACCAGCCACAGCCCATCGGTTAACGACGCGTCTTTTTCAACGAAGTGAAGTTTTCCCTCCGCCCGGACGGCGATGCCACGGGTGAGCTGCTTGCTGAAGAAATGGGAGTCGATGCTCAAAGTAGTATTTTCTTCCAGTCTACCATCACTAAGAGTGAATAGTGCAACAGTTAAGGGATCCCCTTGGGTTGGCTGACCTTCAAACTGCGCACCTTGCCCGGTCATCAGCCAGCGAAGGCTGGCACCGGTGTCCAGCGCGCACTGAACCGCAAAGTCGTAAGAGATGGTACCGCGCGCGTAGCGGTTCTGAAGCGAGCTGGCGGCGATATTAAAGTGCCGGGCCAGCTGGATTTTCTGCGTGAAACCATATACCTGACAGATTCTATCGAGTAACTCTTCATTATTCACTTGAGAATCTAAAATCAAAATATGTTCCTTTGAGTGTTTACTAATACTCATTTGGGTATTAATATCATTACAAATTCGGGCAATCAGCGGCAGACGTTGGCAAACAGAGGCTAATGATTGCAGACATTATCAAAATGGGAATCATGCAGCATGGCTTCTGAAATCGCAATCCTCAAACGGCGGAAAAAACCGTGCTGTGCCCGTTTTCACCGCATTAGCGTGCGTGAATTTACGCGAGGGGAGATATGGCGATAGAAGCTGCCCGTGCAAGGGTTCCACTTAGCGTGGGGGCTCGTCTTAGCGGGCTTAACCACGTCGCTGAGCTGCGCGCCCGATACGGGAGCGATAGCGGAAAAGAGCTGGCGCGGTTTATGGCTGAGCTGCGCGATAAACGCGATCCCTGTTTTGAGGAGAACAGCAGGGCGCTGGCCGCCATCTTTTTCCTGGCGAGATTACCCGTTGCCCGTCATGAGTGCGATATCAGCGAGCTGACGACCGAGGAGAAAAGGGCGCTGATTACCGCCATGAATCATTTTCGTGCTGTTGTGAGTTTATTTCCTGAACGGCTGACCATGCCGATGTAACCCAACCAAAAAACCAATGGCGTAAACCCGCCGGGCATTCTATTGCCTGAATTTAAGGAGAACGCGTGATGCGAAACAGTGAAAACCGCCCTTATCCGATCGGAAGTGAAGAACTGAAACGCCTGCTGATGGAGGCAAAAACGGAGGAACGATGCGCGCGAGCCCGCGCGGTCTCCCTGCGCCTGGAGGCACTGGCAAGCCAAATTTTTAAAACCGGCATGAGCGGAGAAGACGTTGCTGAACTGCTGTGCCACGAGGCGGCCCGCTACGAGCGTGAATCCCAGGAGCTGCACTGATGGCCGATTTTATCGATCTTGCGCAGGCGCGCGAGCAGGAAGACAGAGAGCGGCACATTAATCACGCCCGCAGACGGCCTGCATCGCCTTCGCGTTTCCTCTGCGAGGAGTGCGAGGCCCCGATACCGGAGGCACGCCGCATGGCGGTGCCCGGCGTGGCCCTGTGCGTCACCTGCCAGGAGATCGCGGAGATGAAAAATAAACACGTCCGGGGAGGATGAGTTGGCTACGTCATTTGCTTATCCGTGGAACGCTCCGCGGTCGGCCATTGCCAGCCCCTACCTCACCCATGCCCAACAGCAGCGCCGCGATCGCCTTTTCGCGGCGCTGCAGCAGGCAAGAATTGCCCTCTCACAGCAGCCTGACTGCGTGCGCGTTGACGTCTGGCGCACGGTCGACGCCCTCGAACAGCGTCGGGGCAGCCCGCAGGCCAATGCCTTTTTGATCCGCTTCTGCAACAGGATGCTGCCCCGCCTGCGGCAGGTCTCTGAACGCTATGCCTGCGCGGGCCTGCACAGCGCGGTTTCCCGGGCCGTGTTTGACGGCCATTTCGACACCCGGCTTCTGCAATACCTTGCCTCGCGGATGGTCGAGCTGGTTGCCCGCTATAACCGACTCCCGGATATGTCCCGCGCGGATATCGACCTGCTGGCCGCCGATATCGCCAGCTTTATTCGCGGCGAGCTGGCGAATATTAACGATGCTGACATGGGCGAATACCAGACGCTGTACGTCTGGTATCAGCGAGCCGGACTGATCGCCAGGCAGTTCAACGTGTCGCCTCCGCACTGGGAGCGGGTGTCGAAGTCGTTTTTCAACAAAGATGATGTTGCCGCGGCGGTGATCCGCATGTTTTCCGAGGCGTGGTGGCGCGGGCGTTTGCGTCGGGTCGCGGCTGCCTGGCGCGAGCATGTGCAGATTGCCCTCGGCAACGTCAGTAAAAAGAGAACGGCGTATGCGAGCAAGCGCTGCGTGACCGAGTGGCGCGAGCAGAAGCGCCGCACCCGCGAATTTCTCAAGGGCATGGAGCTGGAAGATGAAGAGGGTAACCGCATCAGCCTGATTGAAAAATACGATACCTCGGTGGCCAACCCGGCGATACGTCGCTGCGAACTGATGACCCGCATTCGCGGGTTTGAGAATATCTGCCAGGCGCTGGGCTATGTGGGTGAGTTCTATACCTTAACCGCGCCCGCGCAGTATCACGCGACCGTGAAATCGGGCTACCCCAACGCGAAGTGGAACGGGTCCAGCCCGGCGGAGACGCAAAGCTACTTCACCCGGCTGTGGGCGCGCATCCGCGCAAAGCTGCACCGGGAGGGGCGGCGTATTTTTGGTATCCGCGTCGCGGAACCCCATCACGACGGCACGCCCCATTGGCACATGCTGATGTTTATGCTGCCGGAAGATGTCGAATGCGTTCGCCGGATTATAGGGGATTACGCGCGGCAGGAGGATGCCGTTGAGCTGCAGAGCGAAAGCGCCAGACAGGCGCGCTTTCACGCGGAAGCGATCGATCCGCAGAAAGGCAGCGCTACCGGCTATATCGCCAAATACATCTCAAAGAATATCGACGGCTATGCGCTTGATGGCGAGACCCGGCGGAGACGCAAAGCTACTTCACCCGGCTGTGGGCGCGCATCCGCGCAAAGCTGCACCGGGAGGGGTGGTGCA